TATTTTGTAAATGTTTGTCTCTCGCTAGAATAGATAAATATAATAGTTGTCCAAAACTTACATCCATTTTTTGATAGTCAGATAACATCACCGCTCGTGTATGTTCTATACTTCCAATATTAAATATTTCGTTAATTTTTTTAAATTGTTTTTTCGTCCATTCATTCTGACGATTGCCACATATAACCACACAAAAAAGTAATTTATAATAATCTTCAATATCTGCCCAATCATCATTTTCAAATCTCTTTTTTAATAAATCTTCTTCAATCTTCCATTTGTTATAACTGTGAATGAAAGTTTCTAAATTATCTATGTATTCTGATACAATTCCTTTAATTAATAAATTCTCTAAAGTATCAATATGTTTTTTCATTTCATCCCCAGCTTTTTGTGCCGAACCTTTCATAAATAATAAGTTTTCATCTGAACCAGTAAAAATTTTTGCATAACTATCTATGTCATGCTTATCGCATATTTCTTCTACTTTTTTCCATGTTGTTACGTCTTTAATGTTAGGTTTTTCACTAATTTTAGTCAATATTTCATAATTTTTTTTATTAATATTATCTAATTTTGAAATAAATTCTTCATTGTTTTCAACTTTATGTTTATTCTTATCAGTTGTATTAAACAAAAATGAAAATTTCAATCCATTACACGTATATTTTATAAATAATTGTGACTTTACTAAAGTACTAGTTAATTCATGAAGTTTTTTATCTATTTGAATCACATTGTTTTTTACAAAATTTCTATCAAACATTGTTGTTAAATAATTTGTATAATCTGGTAAATGTTTATATTCCCTAGGATTTAGCATCCCGTATTCTGTAAATATATATGGAATTTTATTATTACTTTTTAAATATTTGAATAGTTCGTCCAATATATAATGTGAGTGATTATACGAGTGATGTTCTCCTATAGTGTATACTACACGTTTTGTAGTTCTTTCTGTTCCAAACTTTCTCCTTCTCTTAAAAACTTTTTTTTTCTTCTTTTTAACTTTACGTTTACATTGCTCTTTAAGAATTTTAACGCTTTTGTACACTCTTTTTTTACCCCGTTTAACAGTCAAACGTACTCCCAACTTTTTACACAATCCTTTTAATGATTTACCAGGTTTACTCATTATTAATATACCAAGAAAATTATTTATAACATTAGTAGGACAGAAATTGTATTCTTAATTTTATTTTAGGTCACTAGGTGTTAATCGATAAGCCCAATGTTGTAAACCTTGACGTATAACAGGACTGACTGTGTAGTCATTGTAAGTAGTTTTCTTTTTTTTAATCATATTGACTAATCTCCTTTTAAAACGACCTTTTGGTCCAGCGAAAGCTAGCCAACGTTTAATTTGTCTTTTATCATCTGGAGTACGTCTTCCTTTATAAAATCGACAGTACCATTGTACCCAACCGTAAGGGTCTTGTTCTCTCATCCAACCTTTTTGTTCCCAAAACCGTAGACTAGTTCCACTTTTAACACCGTAATTATTGATAGAAAGGTCACAATCTGGACTGGTTAGCCAATCATTGGGAATTCCTTTCCACCAACTCTTTGGAAATTCTTTGTGTTTGTTTCTATAACTTTTTCCCGTTACTTTACTAGTGATGGGTCTCCAATAAGTTCCTCCGAAACTACCTAATAAAAACATTTTCCTAGGGGTGAGATTGGGCCTAAATTCAGGGTAATCTTTAAAACGAATAATTCTGGTTCTAACCTTTTTGTTATTCATTTTAATAATTACTTAGAAAATTTATTTCATTAAAAATCGTCATCCTCTTCAATAGTATACACGATTTCTTCATTGTCAAATCCAGACAATTGATACTCCGAAACTCTTTTCTCAAAGAAATTGGTTTTACCATCCAAACCTATTTGTTCCATAAAGTCAAAAGGACATTTACTACCATAAATTTTATCGAACCCTAGCTGTTGTACTAAACGGTCAGCAACAAATTCAATGTACTCGCTCATAAGAACTTTATTCATTCCTATAAGGTCACATGGAATTGAATCACAAATAAACTCTTTTTCGATAGTAACAGCCTCCTTAACAATATCATACACAGTCTCTTGGGTAGGTTTAGTCTTCAATTTTTTGTACAATAATACAGCAAATTGAGTGTGCAATCCTTCATCCCTAGCGATGAGTTCGTTACTGTGTCCTAAAGCTTTTACCATTTTTCCTTTACTCTTCAACCAAAAGATACTACAGAATGCACCTGAAAAGAAAATTCCTTCTACAACAGCAAAAGCAATAAGACGGTTAACGAAAGGCTGCTCGCTACTAATCCATTTCATGGCCCAATTAGCTTTCTTTTTAATGCTTTCAAAGTTTTCGATAGCATTGAAAAGTTCTCTTTTCTCTAGCTTGTCCTTTATGAATGTATCGATAAGGAGAGCGTAAGTTTCACTATGAATTTGTTCCATGGCTGCTTGAAAAGTGTAGAAGGCCCTAGCCTCACTGATTTTAACTTCATTACAGAAATTAGTTACGAGATTTTCTATAACTATTCCGTCACTACCTGCAAAGAATGCAAGTATCCTTTTAATGAAGAATCTTTCATCTTCGGAAAGACTTTCCCAATCGTTTTTATCGGCTGGATAGTCAATTTCCTCTGCAACCCAAAACATTTTTTGGTGGTATTTATACATGTCCCACAGATCCTGGTAAGCGGTATTAACAGGAAGGACAACAAAGCGGTCAATCTCTTCTTTAAGAACTGGTTCGGTCATGTATAAGTACAGCAAATATTTTTTATGTCATTTTATTTTTTTCTTTTTCTTCTTTTCTTTTTCTTTTTACTAGGTTTTTTCATGAGGTAGTACAAAGAACCTCCACCTAAAGCTAAGAGTACTAGTACTATCAATTTAAGGTATGAATTCTTTTTTCTTCTATCACCACCCCTTTTGACAAATTTAAAAATTTTTTTGAAAGTTTCTCTATCTGTTTCTTGTTCAGTAGACATTAATAGTAATCAAGAAAATTATTATTCGGTAATTTAACTTCCACACATTAAACATTCTTGTTCTTCTTCTTCTTCTGCTTTAATTTTTTGTTCCATTGAATGGTCAATAGTAAAGTTTTGAGCATTCTTAACAGATTTTGCACGAATGTAGTAACTTCCTGTCTTGAGACCCTTTTTCCAACCGTAGAAATGAACTTTTGTCAGTAACTGAGGAGTAGGATTCTTCAAGTGGATGTTCAAACTTTGACTTTGACAAATGAAGCGACCTCTATCAGCAGCCATTTCGATGATAGTTTTTTGTTTGATGTCCCAAGAAGTTTTGAATACCTTTCTTATCTCTTCAGGTAAATTCTTCATATTTTGAACAGAACCTCTTTCCTTAATCAAACGATACTTAGTAACATCACTCCAAATACCCATATTGACTAATTTTTTCAATAAGCGATGATTAACAACCGTAAATTCACCTGCCAAAGTTCTCCTAGTATAAGCATTACTAGTGAAGGGTTCAAAACACTCATTACAACCTAGGATTTGAGAAGTAGAAGCAGTAGGCATAGGAGCTACAAGAAGACTGTTACGAATACCATGTTTCTTAATGGACTCTTTTAGACTTTTCCAATCCCAACCGTTATTCCTGAATTGTGTTTCTCCTTTCCACATGTCAAATTGAAGAATACCTTCACTTGCAGGACTACCTTTGAATGTTTCATAGGCTCCTTGTTCTTTAGCTAATTCATTACTCATTTCTAATGAAGCGTAATAAATTGTTTCGAATACTTCTCGATTGAGTTGTCTTGCTTTTTCGCCTTCAAAATCGTAGTGTAGTTCTGCGAACAAATCAGCTAAACCTTGTACACCAATACCGATAGGTCTATGACGCATGTTACTTCTCTTAGTTTCAGGTACAGGATAGAAATTGATGTCAATAATCTTGTTGAGATTCTTAACAATAGTATGAACAACACTTCTCAATTTTTTGTGGTCGAATACTGGAAGATAGTGGTCTTTTAATTCGCTGTATCCACCAATTCTCTTGTTGTCAATGAAAATCTGTGGTACAGTGTTAATTTCTTTTCCTTCTTTTTCAAGAATGTCTTTAAAGAACAATTGACGAAGATGGTTGTCATCTACCGATATCTCTTCATAGTCAATATTTCTTTCTCTAAAGAAAGCTTTTGTCAGTAAACAATAATTGCAATTCTTTTTAGAATAAACCTTGACGCTACCTTTTAAAGAAGGATGTTTCAAGTACATGGGTAAAGCGATACTTGCTAGATTACAAACAGCATATTCTTTATTGTCACTGTACTCGATGATTTCACAACAAAGATTGCTCGACTTTATAGTACCTAAATTTTTTTGATTTGACTTTTTGTTACACGGGTCTTTGTAAAGCATGTAAGGAGTTCCAGTTTCAATTTGAGTTCCAAGTATATGTGACCATAATTCTTGAGCTTTTATTTGTTTAATGTACATACCTTTTGACTCGTATTCAGTGTACAATTTCTCAAACTCTTCTCCGTAAACATCATTCAAATTTCTGCAACGGTCAGGACACATGAGAGACCACATTCCATTAGATTCAACTCTTTTCATAAAAAGATCAGAAACCCAAAGAGCATAAAAAAGGTCTCTTGCTCTTTCTTCTTCACCTCCATGATTCTTTTTAGCATCCAAAAATTCAAAAATATCACCATGCCAGTCGGGTAGGTACATAGCAAAACTACCGTTTCTCTTACCAGATTGATTAATATAACGAGCAGTATGATTATAAACCTTAAGCATTGGAAGAATACCGTCACTGTAACCTCCTGTTTTTCGAATGAAACTGTTTCTGCAACGAATATTTCCAATGTGAAGACCAATCCCTCCAGCCCATTTAGAAATCATGGCGGTATCACTTATGGTTTTGTAAATACCTTCAACTGAATCATCAGTACCCATCAAAAAGCAACTACTCATTTGAGGACGAGGTGTTCCTGAATGAAAAAGAGTAGGAGTAGCATGAGTAAAGTATTTTTGCGACATAAGATTGTAAGTGTCTTTGCTACAATCTTTATCACAACCATGAATACCTAGGGATACTCTCATCCACATGTACTGTGGAGTTTCTTGTATTTTTCCGTCAGTCCTTAAAAGATAAGAGCGTTCCAATGTTTTGAACCCAAAGTAATCGATAAGATAGTCTCTTTTGGTCTTGAGAGTTTTTTCAATCCAATCTTTGTTTTCAGGATTTTGCGAAAACTCCCACACTTCTTTAGAAACTAAAGGGGAGTGATTATCGTGTACGTCACGATGGTTGTACAGATTGTTCATTGCTTCTGAGAAACTTTGACGTACATTTTTTTGGTGGTTATTGATAGCAATCCTTGACCCTAAAGTTCCCCAATCGGGATGTTCAAGGGATAAATTCATGCAGATATTGGCAGTAAGTTCGTCCAGTTCAATAGTTGTGATACCGTCACGAATCATACTGCATACTTTAGTAGAAATTACTACAGGATCTATAACCGTAGAGTCTAGATTGTAGCATAATTTTTTTATTCTCGAAGTTATTTTATCGAGAACAATTTCTTCTGAATCTCCTTTTCTGTTGATGATCCTCATTTATAATATAAATGAAATATTTATTTTTAAGTTAGTTCAAAATTAAAAATGCTATCTTTTAAATTACTCAAACGAACGCTCCAATCATGCGTCCAATCTGATAAGTGTAGTGCATTTGATGACCTGTTTACTATGTTAATAATTTGCATAGATGCTTCTTTATCGTGTTCACCTGGTACAAGTCTTTCTAGTATATGATGTTTAATGAGACTGAAATTTTCGTTAAACCCTGGTATATTTGGAGTGATAAAAGCAAGATAGGAAAAAAGAATGTACCAAAGAGAGCTTCTTCTTCTAATAATCGAAAAAGATCGTTTACACCTATTTTTAAAATCTGAAAAATTAGTAGACATTTTACCTCCAAGCATATCTAACATGTCTTGTGTTATTTTCATTTCTGCACTAGAATGTTGTGGGTCTTCCCCTAGAATGTATGTAAAATCAATGTGTATAAGTTCTCCTTCTTTATTGATAAGAATATTTTCAAGATGTCTATCACCTACCCCTAAGACGTAACAAAGAACACAGCTAGAAACACATGTAGTAATAAATCTTTCTCTGATGTCTTTGATGGTTTTGTGTGGATTAAAGTCAAGTATATAATTTTGCAAAGTGGACTCATATCTATTTTTAACTTCGTAGAGAGTGGAAGATTGTTCAACCATTTCAATCCATCCTATGGTAGAATTTACGGGAAAAACGTTGTACGTCACAATATCGACTAAACCGTTACACATTAAATTAATAAAACAAGAAACAATCATGGTAAGTCTATCTTTTCTTACGTCCTCATGTTTGATAAGAATATTAATAACTCTTTCTAGTTCATGAGTAGACCCTTCTTCTTCTATAATCATAGGTATTTTCCAGGGTTTTGTATAAGAGTTGAAACGTGTTATACCACTATATAATATTCCTGTACAGACATATTTATAGTTCCATGGTAATCTGACGTACTCATTAATTTTGAAAAAATTATTAAATGAAATTTCCCATTTTTTTGTATTATAATTTTCACTGCTAGATATGTGTACTAATTGAATAAAATTATTAGTTTTCGATATTTCTTTTTTTATATCTGGAGATAGTATTTTAACATAATTAGTAAAAATTTTGTAAAGATCTAATTCTGTTTGTTTGTTATCCATTTGACACATTATTTCGAAATAGTAAGCAAAAGCGAATGTTGGGTCTTTAGTGGCAAAAGGAAAAAGTAAGTTGTAAGCAATTTCATTGTATCTTTTTGAAAGCTCAACTAGCCATGGAGTGAGAAGTATGATAATGTCTCTATGGTACATTTGTAATTGTTGTATAATCCAATTTCTACAAAAAGGGCTGTCTTTGGTAGGACTTCTGTACAACATTTCCAATAGTTCTTCTATTTTGGGTACAGGTTCACATTGTCTTTTACAAAGTAAATTATTGCATGAAAAATGTTTATCGTATTCGTATCTTTCGATAAGGGTTTTGATATCTTTTTTGTCGCTACACATCAATAATTTTTGAAAAAGGTGAAAGTGGCCTAAAAATTCATTTTGATGATTGATTATGAATTTCTTTTCCAATGTTTGAATTTTTTGACAAGGTAATTTATATTGGATATTTTTGTAACTAGACATAACGGTGTTGATAGATTTACACCACTCTTTACAGACGAGACGAAAATTATATATTTCTATAATAGACAAAGGTAGATTGGAAAAAATATGAATATATAATTTTGAATTTTTAATGAAATTTACTATTTTAAAACATTCCTTACATAATCTTTTTTCTTTGGTTTCCCAATTAAAATAAGATGTATTCTGAGGAGACAAACTGTTATTCAATATGGAAGGTATAGTGCTTCTACCGGAGGAACATTCGTTACAAAAAACTCTTCCACACATTCTACAGTGATGCTTACGGTTTAACATGGAAAAATTAACACTACAATTATAACATTTAACAACATTATCACTAGGGATCCATATAACAGGTGTAGTTTTAGGAATAGAAATATCAGAAATAGTTTTTTTGTCGTTGAAATGCATCGACATACTCATATTTCCGTTCATTAATAATATGAAATATATTAAATAGTTATAAAAATAATTGAATACAATTTATAACATGTGTGGTATACTTGCTATGATCGATAGACATGGCTCTAGAAATAGCATAGTAAATTTCAAAAAAGGTCTTTTTATGCTTGAAAAGAGAGGTCCAGACACAACTAAGATAAATAATGTAGGATGTGTGAACTTAGGATTCACCAGGCTAGCTATAATGGATACAAGTTCTAATGGTCAACAGCCTATGGAACTTAATAATGTCTGGTTAGTGTGTAATGGTGAAATCTATAATTGGCAAGAATTAGCGCATACTTATAAATTTAATATGCGTAGTAGTTGTGATTGTGAAGTAATACTTTGGATGTACAACCATTTAGGTATAGAAGAAACTCTTTATCGTTTAGACGGAGTTTTTTCATTTGTTCTTTATGATACAAATACCGAACAAGTATTCATAGCAAGAGATCCTTATGGAGTAAGGCCTTTATACTGGGGGTTTGGAAATCTTAATTTTTATGCTTTTGGTAGTGAAGTCAAATCTTTAATTGATTTGGATTCTTTTATGAATATTTATCATTTCCCTCCTGGGTGTTACATGTGTTATAAAAATAACGATGTGAGGACTATAAAATATCATGACAGAGACTATATGTATAGAAATTGTTGTTATGATAATGTACATGAAATTTTAATAAACTTAAAATATCTCCTTACAGAAGCTGTAAGAAAAAGAATGCAAGCAGACAGACCAATAGGTTGTTTGGTAAGTGGAGGTTTGGATTCTAGTTTAGTTGCGGCAATAGCTAACACGTATCTCCCAAGAGGGACTCTTATGACATTTTCAATAGGATTTACTGAAGGTTCTACTGATTTAGAGTATGCTGATAAAGTAGCTGAACATTTAGGTACAAAGCATTATAAGTTTAGCGTATCTTACAAGGATTTTCTTAAAGCTGTAGATGAAGTTATTCGTGTAATAGAAAGTTATGACATAACAACAGTAAGAGCTTCAGTTGGTAACTATCTTGTGTGTAAATATGCTAGAGCTAATACAAAGTGCAAGGTTATTCTTAATGGAGACGGTAGTGAAGAAATTTTCGGAAGCTACAAGTATTTATCGAAGGCACCGAATGCAAGGTTATTTTTTAATGAGAATTGTAAACTACTGAGGGAAATTTACATGTTTGACGTACTTAGAAGTGATAGGTGTATATCAGGGAATGGTTTGGAAGCAAGGACTCCTTTTCTTGATAAAACACTAGTTGAGTATGTGATGAAAATTGACCCAATTCTAAAGATGTTTGATGAAAATAAAATGGAAAAATGGTTGTTGAGAAAAGCTTTTGAGAGTAGTAATTTGTTACCCAAAGAAGTTTTGTGGAGAAAAAAGGAAGCTTTTAGTGATGGAGTGAGTGTAGAAAATTTATCTTGGCATACTATTCTTCAAGAACATTTCAATAAGTTATTATCGGACGACTTTTATTTAAGACATGTTACTAAATATGGTAAAAATGTTCCTAGGACTAAGGAAGCTTTATACTATAGGATGGTATTTGATAATCATTATCCAAACTGTGAAGATTTATTAAGTCATTATTGGATGCCTAATTGGTCCGATGCAGAAGATCCTAGTGCAAGAGTGTTATAATATCATTTAAAAAAAAGGGTGTATAATTGTTACAATGGGTATTAAAGGACTCACACAGCTTTTAAAAAAAAAGAATGCTTATAATGTAGTTGAAAAGCACCTTTCTAAGTACAAAGGAAAGACAATTGCTATTGATACTAGTATACTTCTTTATAAATACCGTTATGGTTCAGGTAATGACCCTTTATCTCACATTTATGGTATTTTAGGAAGATGTATGTCTTTTTTAAGTAATGGAGTTATACCTATTTTTGTTCATGATGGAGAGCCTCCTGAAGAAAAGGGAGAAGTTCTTTCAAAGAGAACTGACCAAAGAACTAAATTAAAAAATAAAATTGAAGACTTGAAGGTACAAATAAGAGACTATACAACTGACAGCGACAGTGAAGATGATGGTCTTGGGAAATTGAAAGTTAATCTTTCAAAATTGGAAAAACAAGTTGTTAATGTTTCACAGACTCATAGGAAAGAAATTTTCTATCTTCTAAAGTTGTTGGGTTTACCTAACTTTGTAGCTGAGGGAGAAGGAGAATCAAGTTGTGTTGAATTACAGAAGCAAGGAATAGCTGATTATGTGTATTCTGAAGATATGGACGTACTTACTTTTGGGTGTACAAAGTTCTTAAGATGTTCGAATAAAAAAGATTATTATGTAGAGATATCTTTAGATGATATTCTTGAAAATCTAGGGATGAATCAAGATGAATTCATAGACCTTTGTATTTTGTGTGGTTGTGATTACACCTGTACTATTCCTAGGGTTGGAATGATGACATCTTTTAATCTTATTAATAAATATCGTACGATTGATGGGATAATAGAAAATGTCGATAAGTACAAAGTACCAGAAGATTTTAAGTATGAAAAGGCTAGAGAACTCTTTAAACAGGAGGTGGTAATACCAGATATTCCTTTTAAGGTAGGGAAGGTAGATGAAGAAAATCTTAAAATTTTTCTATTGGAAGAAAAACATATGCCTGAAAAATTTGTGAGTAGATATATTCAAAACTTTAATAAAGTTACCTCAAAATTTAGAGTTAATACGGTTAAAAATTATTTTAAATAGGTATTATTCAGTGTTTTAATATATTAAGATTAATTAATGAATCAAGTGCAAAACTTGTTAATTAATCTTAAAGTATTATCACAAATAGGTCCTGGTGATAAAATTAATACAAAAGAAAAAAATATAGAAATAGACAATAACAACTGGGGTCAAGCTCTTAGAAGGGCTTATAGAGGAGATGATAGAAAATTAACATTTGACGTAATTAATAATTTAATAGCTAATTTGACAAATATTATACAAAAATCCTTAGATGGAGACCGTGATTCCTATATAGAAGAAAAATCTGTACATATGACTAATAGTGAATTACTAAGTGAAGTTCATAAAGAATTAGAGGGAACGAGGAAAGGATTAGAAAATTTAAGGGAAACTTATTTTCAAGATGCTACCCTTGCGTCTAAAATGCAATTATGTATAGGAACTGTTCAACGACAAATTTCATCAATTGAGAAATATTTTAGTAAAAAAAAAAATAATTATTGAATATTTTTTTTGTTGAGTATAATTATAATGAGTGACGTTGATAGTGTTTTGAGTTTATTGTTCGGAAAGAGAAGAAGAGTAAAGAAAAGATCTGCTAAAAAGAGCAGTTTCGGTAAGAAAAAAAGAAGTTTCGGTAGAAAAACCGCAAAAAAGCCTGCAAAGAAGGCAAAGAAAGTTCCACTTGCATTGAGAAGAAAGTGCAAAAAGTGTGGTATTAAATTGACTGTTAAGAGAGGCAGCAAAAGAGTACCAAAAAGTGAAAAACTTCTTAAAAAACAGCTAGCAAAGAAAATGAAGATGATGAAGAAAAAGAAAGCAGCTGCTAAGAAGAGAACCGTTAGAAAGAGTAAATTGGGTAAAAAAAGAAGAAAGAGAACTGTTAAAAGGAAGACCGCAAAAAGAAAGAAGACTGTTAAGAAAAGAAGAAGAAGAAGAAGAAGAAGTGGTTACGGTTCAAGCAAAAGTTCTCTAGGTATGGGTCCTTACCCAGGTTCTTTGATGATGAAGACTCCATACTTCGAAATGGTCAAAAAGGCATAAATGTATTGTAAATAAATTTAGATAAGACTGATTACGAGTAATCAATTATATTTAAATTTTAATCTTTAGTATTATTATTAAATGACAACTATGGCAGCAGATAATAAGACTCCTATGACTAAAGGTCAAATGGAAAGATACCTGAAAGAAAATGAATTTATTAAGAAACATCAAATAAGTGAGTTGGTAAATGAATATTTAGGGGATATGGTTAATTTCGTAAACACTATCCAAAAAGACAGTAAAGACGCTGCTACTTGTATTAGAAAGAACAAAAATGATTATAAGTGGGAGGATATGATACAAATAATAACGAGTTTACAAAAAATTCAAGATAACATGAAATCTAAATCAATTTTTGCTGGATATAGAGCTTGGAAAGAAAAATGCAAAATACAGAAAACACTAGCAAACCCTGGGAAAAAATTTGGTAAAAAAAGAAAACGCAAAATTAAAAGAAAAAAAGTTTCTAAAAGAATCAAAAAACTTTGTAAAAAACATAAGATTCGTTTAACTGTGACTAGGGGAGGTAAAAGAATACCAAAAAGTGAAAAAGTTTTGATAAAACAATTAAAAAGAAAAATTAAATTTTAATAAATTCTTCGCGTTTAATATTTTCACGAATGTTAAGGATGGTTTTTTCTACAGTTAGAAGATTATTCCCGTTAGGTTTATCGGTTCTTAAACGAATAGGGATGAAATTATAATTATCTCCTTTAATTTCACAATTATATTCTACTACGGTCCCACTAGGAATAGGTTTGTCATCCAGTGTTATGTTTTTAGTGACTGCAAATTTTTTATTCTTTCCACGATTCCAACAATAAAGGATGTGTTCTTTTTTATTTTTACCAACTTTAGTTAAAAAATCTATAGTATGATGTCCTTCAGGTTTCCACTTGAACATAGAAAATTGTGTTCCTGAACCTATAGGTTCTTTAAACGGATAGAATACTAAACCATCATTAGGAACATTACATGAATCTATGTAGTTGTACAGTCCTGATATATTTTTAAAAGGATAAAAAGTCTTAAGGTATATGTCAAATAGTTGATTACTAGATTTATAACAGTACGTCAATAAATTATTGGTTTCTGACCATCTTTCATTGAAAGGTTTTTTCATCATATTAAAACCTCCTACTGATATAGTATCATGAATAACAAATTTTTTAGGGCATAATTCACCATCGAAAAGTGTACCATTTTCATAAATCCAATCTCCACAAAATTCTTGTTCCACTAAGAACATATCAAAATTTCGATCGATTAAGCAACATACATTATAAATGCTATCCGAAAAATTAATTGTTGTACATGCGAGTAGAAAGCGATGACCGTCTAATTTGGCACAAACAACATATTCTTTATCCTTTAGAGTTTTGAAGTCTTTTCTTTCAATAGAAACTGGTTGAGGAGCTGGGAATCTTTTTTTTTCTGTCCAAAATGATAAAACAAAATTTTTAATTTGTTTTGTTATATCCTTTTCAAGAATTTTCATGAGGGTATAATTTGTACCGGGGTATTCATAATTTTCGTAGTCCATTCTAATGATAATAGAAATAGTTCTTTATACCATTTAAAAATATTGTATTGTTTATAAGTAATGAAACATGAATACATATTAATTATAATTTCACTTTTATTACTCCCTATAGGAATTAAGTTAAACAAATCGGGTAATATAGTAGGGGATAAATGTAGAAGATGGGGGAAAGCTTTTAAAGATCGTAAAGTCCTTAAAAATATGTGTTCGGTAGGTCATTTTACACAAGGTTTAGTATCTGGTTATTTATTATTTGGTAATAAATACTTTTATGAACTCTTAGGAAGTGTTTGGTATAATAGAATACTCATAGCAAGTTCTTTGACGTACCCTTCTTACAACTTGTTTAAACGTTACGTCTTTTGTAAAAAATACTTTTGGAGATCAAGTTATTTTATTAATCTATTTGAATTTATTTCTGGAGTGGTACTGGGTACTGTACTCAGTACAACACAAGAAAGTGTTGTTATCAAACCTTTAGTTTATCAAATAATAATAGGAATAATAATGTGTATTAACATTACTAGTTATCTAGTATCTATTTCCACTGTTGACGTCCTTACAAATAATAGTAAAGATAAGTAATATTTCTCTCCCATGGAAATTGTATAAGTCTCCATTCATTTTTCTAAATGAGACTTCTAGGCTTTCCATAGAAGCATCTGGAGGATGAAAAGTATAAATTTTCTTATCAAGGTCTCCTCCTCTAATAGCTTTAAGAAAAGCTCCTCCTTTTTTCAAATTATTAATACTTCCAGTAGTACTAGCGGCATTAGCATGGTCTCTTCCAGTAAGCCACCAATCTGGAGTGTTAGCGTCAAATATGATTGTACCAAATGCTTTATCTAATTGAGAACTGTTTGATTCAATTCTATCTACAATAGGGTTAAAATGTAAAGCTATGAAATTACAACTATCTGTAATGTTAGGTGTATTTCTCGCTAGAATACCTCCGTATAGAGTTCCTGCTGCTGCTTGCTGTGCATTACCAAAACTTACTTGGTCCATAGAAGGGGGTGATACAGATTCTCCTTTGTAATTTTCAGTATGACTACCGAAACCTAATATTGTAATTGCATTATTGTCACAATTTGTACCAGAACCCCATAAAAGTTCAAGGAAATTGTCACCTCCGTTATTTCTTCTAATGACAATTTGATTACACTCTCCACTATTCTTATTAGTGGTAGCGTAATCACTTCCTGTAATAGCATTTAAATTAGCATTAGAAGCCATCCAGCAAAAATAATCACTGCCTGCATCAGCTGCTTTTAAAGCCCTAGCTACTTCGGCACATAGACCTTCTCCACTAGTGTTTTGGTCTCCTGTCTTATTAAAATCATACAACCCAGGTCTAAGGACAGCAGTTTTTTCAGCTCCAACTGTTAGTGTAATAACAGCTTTCGTAGTTGGACTCCCAGCAACTGCTTCAAGATTAGCATGGACAAACGTAGCTCCACTAGTTTCCCAGTAACCTCCATCTAAACCTCCACCAGCATTGTCATCTTGTTTAGTACCAGTGTTGTAATTTCCTCTCGTGTATCCAGCACCAGCGTTATTGATAGCAACCCCAGTGACGATACCTCCTGCTACTGTTACGTCAACTGTAGCTTGTGTTCCAGCTTTTGTAGGTGCACTAATGTTAACAGTATGTGTTCCATCTGTGGTATAACCAGAACCTCCACTAATGACACTGGCTCCAGTAACAGTACTACCGATATTGAAGTCAATTTTATTATTACCTGAATGAACATTCCATTCAGTTTTAGGAAGAACCATACCTGTTAATTCTATACTTAACAGGTTTTTGAATTTTTGATTAAATTGAACTTTAAAATTACTTGCAGTTGGATAAACATCTTTGTTCCTTTCGCGACTATCTATTTGAAGATGGTATTTTGTTGTTTTTAACAAATCTTCTTTATTTGGAGAGTAGCCTTCATTGAAGTTTGGTGGAAGATAACTGTGATAGTTTCCGTTGCTCATTATTAATGACAAATATTATTTTTTTAGTATTTAAACTGTTTTAAATCTTTTAAAAATGCTTCTATATTTTTAGTATATACTAGTTTATTTGTTTTACACATACTCATAGGATGTAGTGTATAATTTTTATTACTACATTTTTTTGCTTTACCTAATTTAATAGAATCATTAGGAAACAATTTTTTTCTTAATAGAGCTGAAGTTGGTATTACTTTTGCTTCATAATCGCATTCTTTACAATGTTGTTTCATTCCTTTAGAAGATATTTTAAAGGAAACACACTCTTCATCATGTACGTCTTGACAATAAGTACAAAAATGTTTTTCTGGTATTGCTAGATAGTATCTCTTATACTTAACGATTTTTGTTATAGGATTGTCCCATTCTCTTTCACAGGCTGTCCTTATAAATCCTTCTATTTGTTTATAAACTGGTGTTTCAGGTTCGATTTCCATTTGTATAAGAAGGTCTCTTTTTCTTATATCTTAAAAACTTTTTTTAATAACTTATTGGTTTTTGTAATTTGATGTGATTGTAGCATCTGTATTTTAATATTCTGTTTTCGAATAATATCTTTAAGTTTAATTCTTTCTCTATCCCATTGTTTCTTTTCTAGTTCCAATTGATAGTGTTCAGTAGTATTACCTCCTAACATGAAAAGTAAATGGGCTTTTTCTTGTTCCCATTTAGCCTTCATTTCTCTATATTGGTCTCTTAATTCATTAACGGCTTCTAGATAATCATTCTCGTTGTTCATCTTACTTTATATGTTAAACATTTTTTTAAGCCTATCATCAACATTTCTCACCATTTTTTGTTTACTTCCTAATTTCTCAATGGGATTCTCTTTCTTCTTTTCGGGAAAAAGGTGGTTTTTGATAACTAAAGGGAGTTTCCACAATCCATAACCATTAGGTAGAACATGACTCTTAAAACTATGACAGAATCCATGTTTTCTACCAGCCATAGTGTCTTTGATACAGTGACATTTTTGATACAATCCGTTAGGAGTTATAACAAAGTAAATACCACTAGAACTATGAGGTCTTCCAATGTTCATACATTTAGCAGGTTGATAATTGTTCCTTAGTTTAATCCAATAACAATTATCATTAAGCTTACAAATTTTTTCAAATTGTATCTTCCACGGAAATTCACTGCTATTAAAAAGCCATGATTCTATTTTGTCTAATATTTTAGAACCAGTAGAAGCATAAACATTATTCCATATTTCATCGTCTCCATCGTCTTCGTATTCTTCAAATGAATTGTCTACTTTCTTGTCTTCTTTAATCTCTACAGGAGTAATCATTGTACCTCTAGGTGTTCTAACAATAGTTTTTTTGAAAATATCAAGTTTATCTGAATTTTCTTCTACTAAACTTTTATCAGGATGTGAAAATAAAGGAGTATAAGCTCTTCCTTCATCTTGATACATAGTCTGTCCTTTTTTATTTTTCTTTCTCGCCATTTTTCTACTGTGTAGAATTCTAATTGTGTTGTTACGATAAACACAACTATCATAAACATCGTCCCAAGGATTGATAGCGTCTCTTTCTCCAAAATCCTTGACTAATCTTTCAACGATTTTATTCCTCAGTTTATTAGCCATCTGTCGAGTGACATAAATATCAGGCCAATGAAGATGGAACCCTGTTTTGTACAGTTTATTGCCTTTTTCTATAATAATCTTAGAAGCAGTCCCACAAACGATTACATTGTGAGGATGGTTGTAAAGTTCATGAATAACTTTTTGAATAGAGTAAAGAGCAATTTTAAATTTTTCTTCTGACCAAGCGTAATCTTCTTTGATATCTATATCTGCAAAAAACCTAAAGATATCAGTAGGATATTCTGTGATATAGTATTTGTCACCAGCGTTAACACCCTTAATGTAAACTTCATAAAATTCCTCCGTTAAATCTTCTGAAATACTAAGGACACCACCATCTAGACACAAGTGTGTGTGTCGAGTTATACCTTTTTTGTGAAAACAATTGTTTTCTGTTAACCATCGTTTGAGTATAGAATCCCTCATCTAGTAATTATAGTGTTTATTTTTTAAGTTATTTATCTATAAATAAAATATTTAATATAATCATAATGTTGAGTGAGAAAAACAAAAGAATGGCTACAATTCTAGCCGGTATCGCTATTGCTTACTATGGGTTTGGTCTGGCTAAAACTATCGTTACCTATTTAATTATGGGAGCTATACTGTTTTATTTTTTAGACCGAGAAAAACCCGAAATGACAGCAGGAGTAAAAGCAAAAGGAAAAAAAAAGTTGGACGAGAAAATTTCAGAGGAAATCGACAAAGTAAAACAACGCCTGATGGGGTAATTTACATCAATCTCGACCATCGAAAAGACAGAAAAAAAGACGTACATCGATTTTTAAAGAAAATAGGTTATAAGGATGTTCCTGTGTATAGACTTTCTGCTACTTTAAATAAAAAAAACGGGCACTTGGGTTGCGCTGATAGTCATATTAGAGCTTTAAAGTATGCTAAGGATAAAGGTTTACGGAATGTCCTTATAATGGAAGATGATGTATCTCTTGACTGCAGTCCAGCTAAATTTAACAAAAAAGTGTCTGGTTTTTTAGAAAAATATGGTAATGATTATGATGCTATAACTTTTTTTGGTTATTGGAAAAAAGGAATAGTTCCAGTAGATAATGACGTAGGTAGATTTAATGAAGATGGTTATTCTACAACAGCATTAGCTTATATGGTAAATCAAAGAGCATACAATGATTTTCTAAGGGTTTTTACAGATGCAAAAATAAAAATGACACAAGAACTTAAAAGTTTTAATGGTGAAAAGAAGTTTGAAACTCCATACGCTATTGACGTGCATTGGAAAACTTTACAACGTGGAAAGAAATTTTACATTTTCAATCCGCACATTGTAAAACCTTCGGGTAGTTACAGTGAAATTATGCTTAAATAAATGGATTATTCCTTGGAGGATTTTTATAATCAGAATAAGAATCTATTGCAGCTTGTAGTAGTTTAGAATTTTTTTTGGTTCTATTCATTCTATTTAAATGTCTAGCTACGTCTTGTCTAGAGCCTCCTCTAGATAGAATACCTAAAGCACCTCCGCTACTTCTAATTAAATTATTCAATTCTCTTCTACCTTGTATTCTAGCATTTCTTTTAAGTTCATCGTAAAGGAAATTCTTACCAATTCTTCCTCCTTCTTTCGTTAAATCTGATATATTTCCACTTCTAACCATTTGTGTAAATCTACTAGGTTTAGATGCAAGGTATTCTCTATACATAGCAGCTACTTCTCTTTGACTATATCCTTGCCCTGACATTTGTTTTTGAAATTCTTGCCATTCCCCAGCATTACGAATACCTTTTGGAGTGAATTTCTTTTTTCTGTATCTGTAAGGTCTTTTCTTTCTTTTTACTACACGCTTAGGCTTTCTTTTAACAACCTTTTTACGTTTTCTTTTAACAATCTTTTTACGTTTTCTTTTTACAACTTTTTTAACTCCTCCAAATGACGTAAGTCTAAATCCCATTTAATTTAAACGTACATATTATTTTTTGAATAATTCGTAAAAGAAAAATGTCAAACATGTAAAAGGGACTGTCCTTACGGTGTTAAAGTAAAAACCTCTATAGAACCCTTTTACTCCATCTTTTTTCATTATATACTGAACTATTTCTTTTATGCTTCTCTTAGTATTGTCAATTCTAACTATCGTTCTAAGTACTTCGTGAGGATAGAATATGGTATTAGCAATTGTTTTTCCAACAATACTAGAAGCTAAGATTTTAGCGTTAGGATAACCATAATCAGGGTACGTCTTCAAATGTTCGTAAATAGGCATTTTAATGGTAAATTGTAAATTACCGAAAAGAGTTAAAGGTAATCCTATTCGGAAACTACTAAGTCCTAAACGCTTCATGTCTTTGATGACATTCTTAATATTACCTCCCTGAACACTAATAACCTGTAAACGATTTTTAAATACGAATAGAGGATTACAAACTATACTTCCAGTATAACTAGCTATGATACTTCTTGATATAACACCCCATTCGTTTTCTTTAAGAAATTCATAAAAAGGAAGATACACTGCCCAGAAAAAAGGAGTACTAAGGATGGTACCCGGAAGACCTCTTCCCCAACCTTTTATTCCTTCTTTTTTGAATACGTCATTTAAAGTGGTTAAAATTCCTTTGTTGTAGATATTAAAAGCTTGATTTCTTGTTCTGAGTACGTCAAGTGGGGAAACTATGATACTACTCAACAAACTAGATGATATACCTGCTGTGAAGTTATTCATGCTACTTATTAATAACATATTTATTTAAATAATTTTCTTGTTTAGTATTAATGAACAGTTCTATGGTTATAATTTTATTGGCTTTATTTTACATGTTTAGGAAAAAAATAAAAATTACAAAACAAACAAGAGAAAAATTAGTAATTCTTTTTTACGCTAATCTCATTCTTATTTGTGCTTTAAGTTTTTATGTTGATGAAAAATATGATGCTAAAAATCCTCAGTAATATTTAATTTTCTAATAACTTGTTGAGCAGCTATTTGTTCAGCCGCTTTTTTACTGTTAGCGGTTCCTTGACCCATAGGTTTGTTATAGACTACAACTTCTATAGTAAAAATTCTTTGGTGTGGCGGACCTTCAGTATTAATTGTGTTATATACAGGCAATTCTTCACCTTTTGCTTGCATATATCTCAATAAAAGGTCTTTATAATTATCATCTGAAAATAATTGTTCATGTGTAATGTTTTCATTCACAACTCTAAGTACAAAAGAACGAGCATTTTCGAGTCCAAGGTCCATATAAATGGCTCCTACTATAGATTCAAAAGCATCTTCTAAAATTCTTAAATTGTTTCTTCCTCCTATTTTTATAACATGATTACTCATTAAAATCATTTCTCCCAGACCTATAGCTTTAGCCAGTCTTCCTAAAGTTTTACCTTTAACAATCCTAGTTCTTAGTCTAGTTAAGAATCCTTCATCTTGATTTGGATATTTTCTAAAAAGATATTCTGCAATAATCATACCTAATACGGAATCACCTAAGAATTCTATTGTTTCATTAGAACGCTTCATGTAATCAGGAGCGTTTTCAGATTTTCTGACATTTTTTTGTATAGATTTATGAACTAAAGCTCTTTGGTAGTATTTAATATTTCTAATTCGAAAACCAACAGCCTTTTCAATTTGTCTCCTAGTTACATGAGGAGTATTTAAATCAAAAGGGCTCGGGGTTCTTCGTATAGGTTCTGAATCATATAGTACAGATGATAACATAGTGGTATATATAGTATATATATTATTTTTTATACCCATTGTATTTCTTTTAAAAATAAACATAAAGAATAATATCTATCATAGTCATCATGATTGGTTTAAGAAAAGTATACAAAACACCACTTACAAAAATATATGATAACCCTAACATGTTTGTCAAACTTATTGACATCATGCCAAGGGTATCTGAAGATACTGTCAATTCTTTAAACATTAACTGTGATGCCGCTATAGCTGAAGCAGCAAGAGTAAGTTATGGAAAAGGAACAAAAACAGTAAATGAAGATAAAGATCTCATAAAATATTTAGTACGTCACAAACATACTAGTCCATTTGAAATGGTTGAATTTAAGTTTCACTTAGCAATGCCTATCTTCATCCAACGCCAATGGATACGTCACAGAACGGCTAATGTCAATGAAATATCAGGAAGATATTCAGAATTCGACCATAATTTTTATCACCCTAAAGTTCTTTTGGGACAGAGTAAACTCAATAAACAAGTCTCATGTGACGTACTCGACAACAGCACAGAAAACATTGATAAAATGAAAGAACACTCAAACAAAAGTTTTGGGTTGTACAAAGAATTATTGGACGCAGGAGTATCTAGAGAGATAGCGAGAACAGTTCTTCCTCAAAATCTGATTACAGAATTTTACTGGAAAATAGATTTACACAATCTACTACACTTTATTCGTTTAAGAGACCATCCTCATGCTCAAACGGAAATAAGACAATACGCTGGGGATATTAAACATATGGTTAAACAGTTTTGTCCTATTTCAGTTGAAACCTATGACAATCACTTCGTAAAAGGAGTTCATTTATCAGGAGATGATATAGAACTTTTAAAGACTTACTCAAAAACAGGTATATTATCTAAACCTTATTCTATGAGTAAGGGCGAATTAAGAGAATTTAAAGGAAAATTAAAACAATTAGGACTATCCTATAAGAATAACCCTTTCACTGGGGCGGTACGTAGGTCTAGTCCAGCTGTTGGAGTATCCTCGGTTGATACCACGGAGCCTAATTACGGGTCTGGTTTTTTTGTACCATAGACGCATGATTAGTCTCATTCTTTCTGAATCAACAGGCCAAGTAGAGTTTAATTTAGCAGTAATGATAGGGTGTTGGAATTTATTGATAAGTAATGACGTAGTTAATTCCTTTGTGTTTGAAAAACTATATATGTGTTTCACTATTTCTTTAGGAAGATTGTTCATAGTATACTTATAAATAATTATAATTTTTACTCTAAAATTGTAATTATTTGTAAACGAACACTTAAGAAGTATAAATTTCCTTAGCTCTTTTGTAAAGAGGAGTTCCTTTTTTAGGGGCGAAGGATTTGAATGACTTTGGATCTTTAATCTTACCATCCTTAATCAATTCTTTGCGGGCTTTTTTAAGAGCATCCCTCCATTTCTTAAGACCACCTCCCGACTTCTTTTTCTTGGCAACCTGTACTTTCTTTTTAGACTTGTAAGAAACAACCCCTTTTCTTTTTGTTCTAACAATATCTTTCTTAGTCAAACCACCACTGGTTCTTTTAGCAAAACCTTTGTAAACACTGGCTTTGTTACCTACTGCTTTGACAACACGCTTTTTTTTAACAACGCGCTTTCTTCTTTTGACAACCTTCTTTCGACCGTAATTTGGCATAATACTTATTAACAATAAAAAAAAGTGAAAAAAAATATTGATAATAATTAAATGGTCTTAAAAAGATATATAGAAGGACTTCGTTCCAGAATTAAAAATAAAAAACTTAGACTGAAACATTGTATTCAATACGCGGATGATACAACAAATGGAGACGTAATTGATTGTAAACAGTTAGAATTTAAAAATTTTCACGATTACAAAAAATATAATCCTAATAGATGCAATGTAGAAATGATAGAATATTTTATAAGAGGTGTTGGAAATAGGAATAAAAGAAAATCGGCAGAGAGACTTATTGTAGACATTAAACAAGGTCAGTGCGAATCTCCTTATGTTTTTAATCGAGAAGATTCAAATAAACCTATTGAAAGTGGAGGAGAGATTTTTTTAAAAAAACAACAGAAACTTGTACCTAGATTGATAAATCCTCAAACCAATTTAAAAGGACTTTTGGTTTATCATGGGTTAGGTTCTGGTAAAACAGGTACGTCAATTATAGTTGGAGAAGCTTGTAAACATATTTCAACTAATATGAAAGAAATCAAAAATGGTTCAGACAGAAGTCAAAATAGAGTGTTGGTAGTTGTACCTGCTTCATTAAAAGAACAGTATAAACAAGAAATCCTTGGTAATCTAATAAATAGAATACCTATAAATAAACCAGAAGTTAGGAATAGGTATAAACGAAAAATCAAAGAATTTATAAGAAATAGTTCATTAGATAAAGAGGAAATAAAACTTTGTTTTGAAAGAAAATCTCAGGAACTAATTAAAAATAGTTTTACAAAAAATGTATTAATAGATAATGAACCACAAAATTATATGGATATATCTCAAAAAGTAGTCTTCGAGACAAAAAGGTCACAAAAATATTATGACAGTACAATACTAGGGAAAGTAAATAAAACTTATAAAGTGGTATCTAGGCAAACTTTCATGAAACATTTTTTAATTTCTCGTGAAATATTCAGTGGAGGACAACCAAAAACCAAAACAGGTACTGGTTATTGCATAAAAGATTTTTTAACGAAACCTAATGGTTTATTAATCATTGATGAAATTCAAAATTTAATTAGTGAAACTGGTTCATGGTATAAAAATTTAATAAGAGGGATAAAATATTATTGTCATCCTACTACTAAAATATTGTTACTAACAGCTACTCCTATTTATGATAAAATATTTGAGTTAGGTTTAACTCTTAATTTATTGAATCCTAGGATAAGATTCCCTGAAACTAGGGTTGATTTTGATAAATTGTTTGTTGCTACTTCAGCAAAAGAATTAGACGAAGAAGCAAAAAGACGCATCAGTCGAGATGTCAATGAAAGAAAAAGTATATTTTTGTCAAGAGAAAAAAGAATAGAAAAATATTCAGAAATGGTAAAAAGTAGAAATTTAACCTCTTCACAAGTAAAAGAAGAATTTGATATAGTTGAACAATGTTATTATCAATTGTCAAATTACTTAGAAAGTCTTATTAATAAAAATGAAATGATACCAATCACAAATTTACATCCAAAATTACAACAAATGATTAAAAGTACTGATGGGATGTCAGATTTTCCTACTCTTTTTGGTATTTCTCAAACATTACAGAAAATATTAAGTTTGAATGACTATCGCAATAGTGTTATTAAAAATAAAGATTTGTTTGAATACATGTGTTCAGGTTATATTTCTTATTTTAAAGGAGGAAATCCTGAAGGTTTCCCTGAAAAAATAACTAAAATAATAGATTGCAAAATGGGAAGTAGTCAAGCTAATGCATACATTGATATAGTCAAAATGGAAGTTAAAAAGAATAGAGATGCAGAAGCTTCTAAGAAAATTAATCCAAATTCTATTCAACAAGGAACTTATTTCCAAAAAGCTACAATGGCATCAAACGTCCATTTAGTACACAAAACACAAGGAAACAATACAAGCGAAATAAAACAAGATTTAATAAAAAAAATTTTAAGTTTAGACGTTATCCAAAGATTGGAAGAAAGTAAACCAGGTGAAGATATAGAAGGTCAAATTAGGTCTCTAAATATTTATGAATTAACTGCTTTGTATGAAGATATAAGCGTAGACTCAATACATCATTCACAAAACGATTCAGAAGTTAAAGAAGAAGAAGAAAATGAACAAATAACTGAAAAGGATAAAGATATATTTGAGAAAATTAAAACTATTCCTACAGGTAAGATTAAATTAAAAGCAATAATTGATGAAAGAAAAAGAATGACAAAAGCATATTATGAAGCAACGCTAAAGGTCATAAGAGATGAGATTCTTAGAATTAATACTGATATAGCTAAAATAAGACATATTCACACTAAATATAGTTGTAAATTTGCAAAAATGATTGATAAAATTTTAGACGAAGAAAATGGAGAAGGAAAACATTTTATTTATAGTAGGTTTAAAACTAGAGGGGTTGAATGTTTGAGTTATATGTTAGAAGGGTTTGGATTTAAAAGATACACTGAAGAAAATATTCATGAATTAAAAAAAATGATGGATGAAGGTAATGTTCCTAAACAAAAATGTTTTACTGTTTGGTCTGGAGATATTACCGATAAGACTGAATTTTCAAAAGTTTTTAAAAGTATTTATAATCATCCTGACAATAGACAAGGTAATTATTTAAAAATAGTTCTCGGAACTGAATCTATCATGGAAGGTGTTAATCTTAAAGAAGTTAAATATGTACATATAACAGAACCATGGTGGAATGAATCAAGAATGGACCAAGTTATGGGTCGTGCTATAAGGTGGAAAAGTCATATTAATATGGAACCTGATGACCAAAAAGTTATTATTTATCGTTATTACGCTATAACAACTCTTGCTGCAAAAGATTTCGCACCTCAAATTCAACCACTAACATCTAATCAACTTCAAACTAGTCTAGTTAATAATGCATTAGATAGAGCTAATTTATCTGAATCTGTAAGTAATATACTAAGGGAAAATAGAGATTGGAAAATACACGAATTAGAAAATCCTGAACCAATTTCTCCGTTGGCTTTTTCAAGTATTGATCGTTATATTCAAGGAGTAGCTGAGAAAAAGAAAAGATTAAATCAAATGTTTTATAAAAGTATTAAAAACAGTGCAATTGATTGTTTATTCAATAAATTTGGAAATACATATAGATTAGAACGAGAATTTTATTTTAAAGCAGATAATGATTACATAAGTTATTATTATGATCCAACTGAACATAAATATTATGATAACAATAAAATTGATGAAATGACTAAAGAAATATATGGAAATACTGTAGAAATAAAGGTAAAAGAAGAAGGTGAAATTAAATTGAAACCAATTGAAGTCAACCAAGAAATTTTTTATGAAAATATAAATTGTAATTTTAGTCGTAAAACGGGTACAGCTTTTGAAAAATTTTTAAAAGAAAAAAAATTTTCTTACTTGTTGAATACTGAAAGTCATGAACAAATTAAAGGAATCATATTCAACATTTATAACAATAAAACAACTGATGATGGTTTAACACGAATTAAAAATAATTTTCAAAATTGTCTATTGAAAAAAATTAAAAAACAAAATCCAGAAGCAGATATAAATACAATTATTTCAATCTTTAACGATCCAGGTAAAAAAAGTATGAAGGCGAAAATTATTGAAAATATTATGACTATTTATGTAGAAAACAAGCTTCAACGAGAATTAGCCTTAGAAAACAAAAGAAGAAATAATAGAGGAGAATCTGAAATGACATCACGAGAAGAAGGAGATTTTAAACTTAGAAGAAGAAATGAAATAGAACTAGAATTAAGTCCTTTTAAAGCAAAATTATGGCAAATAGATTCTTTTACATATCTTAAAGAAAAATACACTGATCTGGGTCTTCCACAAATGTCTGATGAGGCTCGTGAAAAATATTTAAAAAACTTAGACTATGTTCTGAAAAATAGTTCTAATTCAATTAATTCAAATCCTGGAAGAAGAAGAGGAAGAGGAAGAGGAAGAAGAAGACCTACTCAACAACCCGACGAAACATTTGGAAATCCTTCAAATTTCAACCCATATGCCCCAAGTTTTGTTCCAAGTGAAACTTTGAATAGTATTAGAAATAGTATCGATGATCAAAGTAGTTACAATGAGAATGTTGGACCTGCATAATTAATAATTTTAAATTATCATTAATATTATTTTAATTAATTAAGAAAAAAAATATTAATAATAATTAAATAATGAGTGAATTAGATCGAATAGCCGATGAGCTTGCAACTATGGCAATCAATCTAGGATTAAATATAGAACAAATAAAAGAATGTTTAGATGAAGCATCCACACAACGAGGTAGTAGTTATGCCGTTGAACCAGAATATGATGGTGTCGTTGAAAGTAAAGGAGAAGAAGTAGAAGAAGAAGATGTTCCTGTCTCTGTAAATAATGTAACATTAACTCAGAGAGACTTGGACCCTCGAACAACAGTTAGAGATAATGCAAGTTTACTTCAAGCATTAAGAGAAGAAGAAGTAGTAATGAGAGAAAATCCAAATGCTTTGTCAGGACGTAGTACTAATCCTTTCGATTTCGGTAAAACAGCATTTGGTAGAAAGATTTTGAGTAAAGCAACAGAATCCGTACGTCAAATTGGTAAAAAGAAAGGTATTTATATTGTAGGAAGAAAAGGAAAGAAATTCCTTGGTATCCGTTTTACAAAGAAAGGAAATTACAGTAAAAACAAAAAGGGAAGACCTAACGGAAAAATGTACACACTAGACGGTCTAAGGAAAATGAAAAAGAAACGAGTAAGTTTCAAAAAGCTTCCACAACTTATTGATATGATGGATACTAGTGCAGTATTGAAAAAACATAAAGACTTCAAATTTGGTTTTGAACTTAAAAAGAGTAGATGTAGTGGTTTCGGTTACACATTCCCAGTAGGTGCTGGTTATGGTAAACGTTCTGCGCTATTGTATGGTAAATTATAATCTTGGTATAAATTATGAATCCCCCTAAATTAGTAGACCCTAAGGTATTACGCGATTTAGCAATTCCTCCTCCTCGTGATAAAAATTTTTTTGAGGAACAAAAGTGGAATATTGCTATTATTGCGGTAATGTTTTTAGGCTTTATCTTCTTGTTAGGAAGATTTAAGGGAATACATAATACAAATTTACAAAATTTACCAGATTCTATTAAAAATAATGAATACCATCAAAAAATAATGGCAGAAAACTTAACGCGTTTCTAAGGGAATATAATAATAACTAGTATTTAGTAATGGATGACGATTTTGAAGGTGGTTCTACATCTTTAAGTGCACTTATGAATAATAACCCTCCCCCAATGAATACAGCTAGGCATATGCCAGAAAACACCATAGGACAAGGTGGACCTGTATCAATGAGAGACGTGTATGACAAAAGAGGAGGACCTGGTAACTATGACATGCCACCCCCTCCTAGACAGATGCAAAATCTACCTCCACCACAACAAAATATGCAACATCATACACAAATTAGACAACCTCCTCAAACGATGGAACCTCCACCAGTTATACATCAACCTCCTATGATGAGAAGACCTACACCACCTCGTGACCATAGTAGAGTAATGATGAGGGAAGGGTTTCAACAACCTTCTAGAAATATGAAAATTCGTAAATTGAAAAAACCTAAAGGAATGTTAGGAAAAATTAAAGAAGTATTTTTTGAAAATTTGAAAGAAAGTGTTAGTATGGTCATTGTTCTAATCCTCGTTCAAATGCAAAACTTCCGTTCAGGAGTTTCTAAAATTATACCTGGTTCTAAAAATCCTTTAATGTTTAATATTATTATGGCTATTCTAATGACTATGGTGTATCAAATACTGAATAAAGTAGTTTTAAAGAATTTTAAATTTTACGCGTTTTAAAAACCATAAAAATGTATAAAGAATTAGTACCTTGATTAGTATCATGGCTTCTTTAACTGCAATTCCTATTTGTTCTAAAGAAGAATTATTGCTCTCGAGCTTACTAAAATGGTTTAGTAATATTAGTCGTTTTTCAATATTTATTCCAATTGTTACAGGAAAAACAACAATTTCACTTAGGATTTTGGATTGGTTTGCAACAAACTACTCTAAAAAACATAGTACTTTCATCAACAAAGATATCTTCCTAGACTACAAGAACCAACTCAAAGGTTTTAGTAAAAAACAGTTTGACCCTTTTTGTAGAAGAAAAAGAATTTTTTTGATGTATAAACAAGAAGACGGAGCTTATAAATTTGAGATAGAACATGTAGAAAAACTTTCAGAGTACGAAGAAAGAGAAGATGGGATTTTGACTACTGTAGGTCAATTAAACTTCTTTAGGTGGTGTATTCGTGAAAATATAATAGATTATGTTTTTAACAATATCAAAGACATCGAAAAGGATATGCTTGATTCTGTTAATAAACGAAATAAAAACAATAAAGATTTTTTAAAAATCAAAAAGGGAGCCGGTAAAAGGCGAATGCGAGTAGTTATAGATTTTAACTAGAGTGATATTTCGTATAGTAACCCTTTAATCGATAGTCATCGTTGATGGTATCCATTAAAGGTTTAAGAGATTCTTCTGCGTTTTTTGGTGAAAACCATATTTCTAATTTATAAAGGTTTTTTCCTTTTACAGACGTGTCTACGATCCTTGTCCCGACGATGTTGGGATAGTGACCGCTAATCATATGTAATAAAGATTCTTCCCAGATTTCATCAAGTTTTTGGATGTCTCTGAACTTCTTAAAGGTAAAATCTCCTCCACATCTATTGGCATCGTCCTCCCAAGATGGATGAATACCTCTTCTGAATACACTAAAGGAGATAACATGTCTTTTAGACCCTTCTTTGTTCTTAAATTTTCGATTGTTGCGACCATTGTAAAAAAACTCACTAGGAGCAGGGATGTGATTCATACATTGCCAAAACTGTTCAACTGTTTCAAAGTCAGCACAGCGAACTGTATTATTCGAATAATCCTCTTCGCTGTTTGCTTTACGGTGTTCCCACCAAGACCATTGGTCGTTTAAAGGGTGTTGTTCTGTCGTTTTACTTTCCATTCTGAATATGACAAACATTTATTTTTAAATGCGTTAAAATTATTTTATTGTGTTTAAGTATATGGCAAAAAGAAAAAGAAAAGCCCCAAAGAGAAGAAGGAAAAGAAAGTTCGGAATGGAAGCGTTGAAAAAAGCAAAAGCAGAAGCAGCAAAAGCAGCAAAAGCAGTAGCAGAAAAAGCTAAACAAGCTGGAGATGTATTTGGAAAAGCAAAAACAATGTTTATTGAAGCAGGAGGAGCACAAATTTTACCTTTGTTAGCACCTTTAGTAGATTTTGAGGAGGCAAAAAAGCAATTTAAAGATGATGAAAAAAAAAAAATAGCTAATGCTATCGAAACAAATATGAAGGCAGATCTCAAAAAGGGTGATGTTGATTTTAAAGATACAATTGCATATTTTAAAGAAACTGCTAAAACAAAGGGTACTAAATTAAAAGAAGCTTTTTATAAGATATTAGGAGAAAAAAAAATTTATGCTCAAGCTAAGAAAAAGTGGAAAGAAGCATCAAAAAAAGCATTGGACATAGTATCGCAGAAACTTCCAGGTGGAGCAGAAGCAGCAAAAAAGTTGCTTGAACAAGCAAAGTTAACTGATTATAGTACTTTTACAAATGCTATTAAAAATTTGTATAAAAGTCAAAAAGATGCTGGGAAGAAATTAGCATTTAATCTTTTGGGAAGTTTAATGACAAATACAGAAGAAGACGATGGTAAAGTTTTTAAAGACGGAGAAGAAGGTACACATGGACTGATGAATGACCTAGAAGCAGCTAAAGAAGCAGCTAAAAAAGCAGTAGAAGAAGAAGCTAAAAAAGCAGAAGCAAAAACAACCATAACAAAAGAACAAGCTGAAGAAGCTCTTAGTAAAGCAGCAGCAAAACCAACATCGGAAGAAGAAAAAGCAAGACAAGAAAAAATAAAAAGTACTGAACTCAATCTTGGATTCGGAAAGCGTAAAAGGGGTCCTTCTGCGTCTTTAAAGAGGATGTGTAAAAAACATGGAGTGCGTTTAACTGTCAAAAGGGGTAAAAAGAGGGTTTATAAATCTTCCAAGGTTTTAAAGGAACAATGTCAAAGAAAATTAAAAAGAAAATTAAAAAAGAATTTCGGCAGAAAAAAAATAAAACGTTCTGGTATAATGCCACCAAGAAAGAGAAAAACAAGAGGTAAAAAGAGAAGAAGTGGAACGAAGGGAAAAAAATACCCAAAAACATTTAAAAGACTTATGGAAAAGATGTACAGAGGAACACAAAAAAGAGGTAGATCAGCAGCTCGTTATGCTAGAAGAAACCCAGGAAGAACCGCAGGGTACGCAGCAGCAGGACTAGCAGGTCTAGGAGCACTAGGACTAGGAGGTCTTGAAGCTAAGAGAGCTAGAGGGAGATATTTATTGGATAAAACTAATCCATATTTTAGTAGAACAAGAAGAAGAGGAGGAGAGGAAAGATTACAATCAATAGACCATTTACAAGGATATCAAGACTATCAAGCTCGAAGAAAAGCACTTGAATCCCCAACTGGGAGATTTTTCAGAGGATTAAAAAACTACCCTTACAGAGACACAGCAAGAGAAGCTTTCGAAGGTGCAAAGAACTATGACTACCGAGGAGCACCAGGAAGAGCTTACTCAGGTTTTATGGGTTTGTTTAAACGTAAACCAGCACAAGCAGCACAATACGGTAAACGCAGAAGAAGAAGAAGTTCTTATAAATTCGGAGATGAACATAAAAAATGTCATCACAATTACGGTAAACGCAGAAGAAGAAGAAAGAAAAAGAAATTCGGAGGAAGTTGTCCATCCCATAGTTATGGTAAAAAAGCTTCAAAGAAGCCATCAGCAGCTACTAGAAGAATGTGTAAAAAATTGAAAGTGCGTTTGACTGTAAAGAGAGGAGGAAAGAGAGTTTACAAATCTGAAGCAATGTTGAAGAAGCAGTGCAAAAAGGCTATGAAGAGAAAATCCAAGAAATAAATAATGTACAGACTTTAAAAGATATTAAATGATAATAATTATAATTTAATATTCTTTAAAAAAAAAATATTGCGTTCTGGTATAATGCCACCAAAAAGAAAATCAAGAGGTAAAAAGAGATCAAGATTGAGTTCCGCCGCAAGGGGAGCAAAAAGAAGAGTTAGCGCAGCCGCTCGTTACGCAAGAAGAAACCCAGGAAGAATCGCAGGAGGACTAGCAGGTCTAGGAGCACTAGGTCTAGCAGGTTTAGAAGCTAGTAGAGCAAGAGGAAGATATCTATTAGATAAAGACAACGCAGATTTATTAAAAGTTCCTGAAGCAGTTAGACAAGGAAATCGAGGACAACAAAAGAGATTTAAAGAATATCAAGAAAAAAGAGCAGCACTTGAATCCCCAACTCTAGCAGCATTTAGAAGAGTTAAAGGAGGTGCAATTTACATGCGCGACAATTTGAAAGAGTTTTCTGCTCTACCTAGAGCACGACAGAAAGCAGTTCTATCTGAACTATCCAAAAATCAACTTAATAAAATCATCGATTCTGCACAAGCAGCTAAAAAAAGTGTCGGAAACCGAGCAGCTAGTATTAGGGATAGCATTACTGGTTTTTTTTCAAGAAAACAACCACAAGAAACGGAAGAAACGGAAGTAAAAAGTTTATACGGTAAACGCAGAAGAAGAAGAAGAAGAAAGAGTAAATACGATTTTGGTAAAAAAGCAAAGAAACCATCAGCAGCTACTAGAAGAATGTGTAAAAAATTGAAAGTTAAAATGACTCTTAAGAGAGGAGGAAAGAGAGTTTACAAATCTGAAGCAATGTTGAAGAAGCAGTGTAAAAAGGCTATGAAAAGAAAGTCCAAGAAATAAATAATCTACCAAATTTTATTAGTTATTATTACTTAAAAATAAAATATTATTAATTAATATAACATGGATACTCCCGAAGAACCTATAGAAGAACCAGTCCCAGATACCCAAGCAGCCGAAGAAGAAGCAGCTCGTAAGGTAGCAGAGGAAGAAGCAGCACGCAAAGCAGCCGAAGAAGAAGCAGCTCGTAAGGCAGCCGAAGAAGAAGCAGCTCGTAAGGCAGCAGAGGAAGAAGCAGCACGCAAAGCAGCAGAAGAAGAAGCAGCTCGTAAGGCAGCCGAAGAAGAAGCAGCACGCAAAGCAGCAGAGGAAGAAGCAGCTCGCAAAGCAGCCGAAGAAGAAGCAGCACGCAAAGCAGCTGAAGAAGAAGCGGCTCGTAAGGCAGCAGAAGAAGCAGCAGCTAGTCAAGCAGTAGAGGAATCTAGTCAATCAACTTCTGATGAACCTGTAGAAGTTCCAAAGGGAAGAAGACATGTACAACACGTGTCAAAAAGAAAACATGCTTGGTAATTTTGTTTTTTTATTAATTATTATTATTTTTAAAAAAAAATGTTAATAATTAGTATATGGATACATTTTTTAAAAAGATAGGTGATGATATCGCCGGAGCAGCTGAACAAGCTGAAATAGATGCTACAGTTGAAAGAGAATTAGCTGCTTCGATGGCAGAAATAGAAGAACAAGCAGAAGAAGAAGTTGAAATAACCCCAGAAGATCCTGGACTAGAAATAGCAGATGCTGGGAAAAGACCTGAAGAAATGAGAACACAAGAAGAAATAAGAGACTACAATAGAAGAGTTATT